TGCTGTTGTGCAAAAGTCAGGCACAGATGTGTTGGTTATTAACGAGGGTGATGAGATATATTACGACAAGGGTCGTAGTTTCACCATGATAATCAATGACGTTCAGTGTACAGTCATCACCGAGAACGATGTAGTGGTGGTATTATAGTTTATTTACTGTCCTTTCCTTACCTTTAAAGGACTTGTTCATTTCCATAATCATATTTCGGTATACTTTGTCGGTATATTTCACATTTTTCTCAAACATAGTGTTACCACTACCTATTGGTATCTCCTCACCACTAAGTTTTTTGTATATTGAGGTAATCATCCTACTTGTTTTGTACGGCAGTTCATATATCGCCCTACTTCCTTTAAATCCCCTACGAAATACAACTATCCATCCATCTCTTAGCAGGGTATCGAACCTATTTACATTCCAACTAACAAGTGCATCGAACTCTTTGAACTTATCTTTTGTAAAGTACTGTTCAGAGTACAAGAATAGCAGTATATCAAGGTCTGCTTGTGTTAGACCATACTTATTTTTTATGTAATATCTTATTACACGCCAATATTTTAGATAATCATTACCTATTTTTTTCATTTTATTAGATTTTATTTTATTACTTTTGTAAAGATAATAATTTAAAGAACTCAAAGTGAGAAAAAACGAAAAGTCAAGAGCATTTACTCAAGAAGAGAAAGATGCAATGCCAATGAAGAATGCGGCTATTGATAAAATTGGAAATCTTAAGCCTAATCCACCTAAAACAGGAATGGATGCTTTAAACGCATTATATGAACATGTTACTACATTTGGGGGTGCTACAAAAAAAGATAATCCAAAACAAAAAAATATTAATATTATTGAAAAATTAAAAGAAACATCTCCTTTTAAAGATGATTTAAAATTAAAAAAAGGTAATTCTTCATTAAAAAGAAATTAATAACTTAAAAAACAAAAGCCATGCCATTTGATGACGAAAAAAAAATCAAAAGATTAAAAGAGAAAGAAGCTAAACTTGTAAGCAGAGGCAACAAAGCTGTAGATGAGGGTAGAGAAAAGAGAGCTGATAGACTATTAGGTAGAGCAGCGAGAGTTGAGAACCGTATAATTACCCTAGAAGAAAAAGGGAAGATGGCAATGAAGAATGATGCTATTGATAAACTTGCACCAAAAAATTAAAACAAATAATTATGTACTCACAAGAAGAAAAAGGTAAGATGGCAATGAAAAATTCAACCATTGAAAAATTTGAAAAAAAATGTCCTTCCGGTTATGAATGGATTAATGGTGAATGTGTAAAAAAGGGAGCTTTAAGTAGTGTTGGCGCTAAAATTGGTGTTGGTGCAGGAATAGCAGGAGCAATTGGAGTAGGAGTATCAATGATTTCTGATGCTATAAAAAATAAAAAAGAAAAAAAAGAAGCAAAAGCAAAAGCAGAAGCAGAAAAAAATAAAAAAATAAACTAAAATGGCAAAAGATAAATCAGTAAAGACAACTGTAGAGCAAGAGAAAACTCCTGCTGAAAAACTTGCGTTTAATAACAAGGCTGTTGAGGCAATTGCTAAAAATGCTGCTGAAAGAGATGCTACAAGAAAAAAGAATAAAGAAGAGAATGCTGCATTATATGCACGAAGACGAGCAAGTAGAGATTCAGGCAGTAGCGGTAGGACTAGATTAATAGGACTATCAACTCTTAACCGACCTTTCCAAGGCGATGGACTTTCTAGCTAATGGCAACTAAAGAAAATATGAAATGCAATAGTCCTGTTCCTTCAAACAGAGCAGGCAAAAAGAAAATGGTCAAGGCATGTAGCAATGGCACAGAGAAACTGCTACACTTTGGAGCAAAAGGCTATGGCAATAACTATAGTGCTGCGGCCCGTAAGAGTTTTAGAGCACGACATAGTTGTGATACTGCAAATGACAAACTAACGCCAAGATATTGGGCCTGCAAAAATCTATGGGCAGGACCGGGTGGTTCAACCACAAGTAATCCAAGTAACCGAAGAGGTAAATACTAAATGAAAAGAGTTGAGCATTTAATTTCTCAAGAAAAAGAAACTGCATTAACGCTAAGTTTAGCAGAAGACTTATTAAAAAAAAATTTTAACGCAAGTAATACTGTAATAGTAACAGTATCTACGGATTACTCTTCTAATGTAGGGCAATTATTACGCCACGCACTTAGTTTTGGTGGTGAGATTTGCGATGGATATGGTGTAGACGTACCTTATCCTGATGAAATTTGGGACGAGGAGCATGTCTACGAGTTAGAGCAACTACTTAACCTTTATTCTTATAAACTTAAAGGCAAGAAAATACTATTTGTAGAAGCAGGTGTTATAAGAGGTGGTAACTATACTTTTTTATCAAACTTTTTAGAAGAATATTTAGGCATAAAGGATGATGTATTTTATTTATCTTTGTTTGAAAATCAAAGTTCAATATTTAAGTCTGACTTTGTTGGTGAGTATTACGACAATGAAACTCAAGACTTAACATTTTGGTGGGAAGAAGAAAATAATCATTGGATATGAAAGACGCGTGTTATAAAAAAGTAAAGGCACAGTATGATGTTTTTCCATCTGCAAGAGCTTCACAGGCTATTGCAAAATGCAGGAAAGGTTCGGGTAATGTTCGAAAGACAGAGGCAGGAACATCTTTAAAAAGATGGGAAAAAGAAAAGTGGACTGACACCAAGTCAGGTAAGGCCTGTGGTGCAGGAGGAAAGAATGAGTACTGCAGACCAAAGGTAAAAGTTTCTTCACAGACCCCTAAAACAATTTCTGAGATAAGTCCATCTAGGTTAAGTGCCAAGAAGGCAGAGAAGTCAAGAGTTGGTATGGGAAGAAAAGTTTCAAAAGTATAAGATAATTTTGTTTAACTTTGTAAAAAAATAAAATCAAATGGGAAAGACTAAAGGAATGGGTGATGTTATTGAAAAGATAACAACAGCCACAGGAATTAAAAAAGTAGTAGACACTGTTTCAAAAGTAACAGGAAAAGATTGTGGATGTGCTAAAAGAAAAGAAGCGCTAAACAATCCTAACCTACTTGTAAATAAAATGTTTAACAATAAAAAATAAAAAAAATGAAAAAAGTAGCTAAGGTAACAAAGAAGACAGCTTTTGATATTAAGGAAGCGAGTAATCAAAAATTAACGGCAAGTGCAAGAAACAACTATGCGAAAAACGCACAGGCGGCTATGAAAAATACTAAAAAAAAATAAGCTATGCCAAATTTAAAACTTCAGGTAAGTAGAGCATTAAAGGTTATACCTTCAGCGAATACAAATATCCCAATGCCTAATGTTATTGTAACTAGTACAGCAACAGCGACTACTGCAAATAAACTTGTAGATTCAACAAAGAATTTTCTTTTTAGTGGAACTACTCCATTGAATATCCAAGTTGGTGATATTGTATATAATACTACAACATCAACAGCAGCAACTGTTACAAATGTAGATAGTGCTACTCAGTTAACTTTAAATGCAAATATAATGACAGCAACAAATGCTTATACATTATATTCAGGCACAAATACTGCCGGTTCAATTGAGCCATGTGTGTTGTATGTTGGTGTAGGAGGAACGCTTAATGTTACTACTGCAGGAGGTGACGTTGTAAATCTTGTTGGAATAGCATCAGGCACTTTTTTACCTGTACAAGTAATAAGAGTAAATTCAGTTGTAACTGCTACAGATATTATAGCTCTTTGGTAAACCATGCAGATAGGAATAAACATAGCTGTAAAGGGAAGAAAATGAAGTTTAATATTTTAGCATCACTTTATTTTATATCAGGTTATATAACCTCGTTATTTATGATGTTTCAAGGTCAACAATCTTACATTGTTTTTGGTGGGATAACATTATTTTTTTATTTAACTTTTAGCTTAACTGAAGCTCTTGAAGAATTAGGATTATGAAAACACAACTATCTTTATTAATACTATCTATACAACAAGAACTATTGACACTTATCTCTATATGCTTTGCATTCTTTTTACCGATATCGGGAATACTGTTAATGATAGGAGTACTAATTATCATTGATACTTTTACAGGTATTTGGAAAGCTAATAAGTTAAAAGAAAAAATAAGTAGTAGAAAGCTCTCAGCTATTATTAGTAAGTTAGCACTCTATGAAGTTACGGTTATAATGTTCTTTCTTATTGATAGATTTATTCTTAACGATATCATACTAACATTCTTTAGCGTACCATTTATGCTTACTAAAGTAGTAGCATTGGTATTGGCGAG